TTTGATATACCCCCCCTATTCATTTCAATGCAAATCGTTATTTTCCCGGTCCACTTGGTTGCAAGTAGGTTTGCTAATTTTGAGGATATAACTTTTATTAGTTTGTCGAGGTTCATTTATGCCTTTATAATTCATCCAACCGATACAGCCTCCCGGTATTCTGGTCCACCAGATCCTTAAATTTCACCTTGCCTGACTTGATAAATTCATATCTCCTGGGGCCGACTACATTTTTCTGAAACTTCTCCCCCCGTGACTCAAACCAGCTGTCGTATTCCCCTTGGTGTGTGCCCCAAGAATCGATATTGCGCCCGCCTTCGCCAATTGGTATGTCCGGCCTTTCTGTCCATGGCCTGGCTACATCTTCCAGTTCATCTATGTCAACGCCCAATTCGCGATATGATACTGTTATAGGCACAGGCACACATCGGCAGTTCGGGTGTAACGGGATCGGCGGACCTTCACCAAGTTTATATGTGCTACCGTCAAGTGATGCACACCTTATGCAGGTCCCGCGGCCTGTTTTTAAGTTGCCATTTTCCAAAACGCTTGACCACTTCCATTTTTTCACTATATCGGAATTTGCAGACATAACAGCCTGCTGTGCTGTTACGTTCGCTTGCTGAACAAACGTCCTGGCAAGAGTAACAGCCTCTTTACGGGTAAAACCTTGCATGTGTCCCATGATATTGTCAACCAATCCAGGATAACCTTTACCCTGCAACACCCCGGCTCCCAGATCCTCAAGGATACCATGGCGAACGGTCGTATCAAAAGCCTTATCAACCCACTGCGTCAATGTCACCCCCCCGAGCGGCGTTGACTGGAAAAAAGATTGAAACTGTTCCGGCGACAATGCCACATTGTTAAACCCCTGGACTTTACCACCTAAACTCATAGTCTGGCTGTGGTAGATGGCTGATTCTGCCCCGGCCTGGCCTGCAAGACTGGAGATCTCGCCTGAGACTTGTTCACGGATTCCCAAAGTCAAAGCATCTATTTCCTTGATCAACTCTTGGCGCCTTAATTGTTCCCATCGTTTGAGCCTTGCTGTAGGATTTGATAAGATGTCTTTCATTGATTTTTCAATAGAAGACATTGCCGTCAGAAGCGCTGATATTTCCATCTTGTCAAGCTGGTAACGGAAAAACACCTGTCGCGCAACTTGAAAAAGCTCTAATAATTCATCCGGTGGGAGTCTATCTACCAATTTTCCTTAGCTCCCTTTTTGATGTTATCTGTCCACCACAGTGGCTGTAAATTTGACAGCGCCCAACACTTTTTGAACTCAGGGCAGCTATTGCTTTTAATATCAAAGCTCGATATAGGCTTTATATGATCCACATGCCAACCATAGAAACCATAATTATCCCACGTCATGTTTTCATCTGCTATTTTTAAGTATATCATGTATTTAAACTTAATGAAACCATTACTTAAATATGTCCTTGAAAGATCAAATACAGAATTCCCATTTCAGCCTACTGGCCAGCCGGTGTGGATACTTGAGTACCTGGCACGGCTGGGAACTGATCAGCAAGTCCCGTTAATGCTCCTGCCGGTCCCGCAAAACGTGAATCGTCCTCGATCATCGCCTTTACATCCTGCCAATCCCAATTTTCACCAATTAGCCCCCGGCGCTTAAGCTCTTGATGGACTTGTTCCCGAGATAAAACCCCCATCTCGATTGCCTTCATCATCATTTCTGGAGCCATACCAACAGCCGGGTTGAAATCTGTATTGATATCAACTATTGGCTCTTGTCCGTCTTCTATACCCATCCACATTCCAGCAAAACGGAAGGCGTTGTCCAGTGCATCCTTGCACCCCAGCGCCCAATCTTTGAGCACACTTGTTGACTCTGTGGTTTCCTGCTGAGATTGATATGCCGTTTTGTTGCCGGAATTGTAGCTTGGTTGTAACGTCACCAAGCCGTAAAGGGACATCTTTTCTTCCAGAGCGGTAAGCTCATCCTTGCCCTTGTCAACCGCGTCAGAATTGACAGATACGCTTTTTAGATCAGCTTCTCCGTCAACAGCATGAATCAGCCTGCCGGGTCCGAACTCGACCGTTCCGTCCGAATCGGTAAGCAGTTTTCCCAACCACGGCGGCCTTCGGACAAAAGACATAAGGCTCACCTGGTCGCACGTTGCCTGCCAGTGCCGCTTGTTGAGTTGCGCCAAGTCCTCCAGGGGCGGTGCTGCCGCATCGCCTAATGATTCACCCGGCTTAAAAAAAGCAATCGGAATCTCCTCAATGCTGGTTTCGCCTTGATCGTGCAGGTATACGTTGTCTTCATCATCTTTTCGGTACACTTGCCACGAGCCTCTTCGCAATACCCGTACCTGGTCAACCTCGACGTCATCATTATCAAAATCGCCCTGTTCATCTATCACAGTTTCAAAGATGCGGATAAGATCAAGAATCCGCTTACCGTTTTCATAGACAAATCTTACACCCAATATGTTGGCCTGGTGTATCAAAACAAAGAACGGCCTCCAACCTTTTTCTGCGTCAATGGCGGCAGTCTTCGGCCGCCATACCTCCTGTTCGCTGTCCCAAAACTCAAGCCTGCCGTTTTCATTACGGGTCCGGACCTGCGGAAAATCCACAAGGATAGCCACCATACCGGCATCAATTCCGCACTCAAAAAACGTATGCCCCCAAGTTCGGAGATTGTTTCCTTGCTGGTCAATGTCACTTTCAATATTCTCAAACGCTGCCTTACTCGTTGCGTCATAACTGATTTTTAGCGGCTCAGAAAAAACCAGGCCCGTAAGGTAATTCCGTGTGCGCCTGTAACCGTTGAACAGATACCCGCCCTCCAAACGGATCTTATAGTCATCCACATGCTCCGCGCTCTGTTTCGGCAGATATTTTTCCCCGGCTGCAATCATGGCAGGGGTTCCACCTAAAAGGTCCCGTAACAGCTCGCCCCGGCCTGTGGCATTCTGGAAGTTGTCACTTCGTTCAAATACTTTTTCCATTAGTTGGCCCTTACTCTGTGTGTTGTTGACTGTGGACTGTTAACCGGCCACACGTAATCAACCATGTACCCTATGGCTGTGGTTATATGCTGATATTTATTTTTATCGTCTTCCTGAAAGCTGCTACCGACTTTGACCTGGACGGTTGCAAGCCCCTTGTGGCAGTACGGAGCTTTTTTAGTGTTGACAAAAAGGTTTATTTCGCCTTTGGCGTTGCATATCCTGGCCCGGAGTGCGTTCTGCCTGTCTTTTATTGCTGGATGCTTTGGTTTTACCTTACGAACAAACTTCCATCCATTTTGCCTTAAAACGTCTTCAATCTCCGTATAATCAGACGCATGGCCATGTTTCTCACCCGCCCTGCCTGCCGGATCACCATAAACATAAACCTTTTTATTTCCATGATTCTTGTATCTCTCAACAAATTCTTCTGCCGACTGTCTACTTATTGCTGATTCAAGGACTATTTCATCAAGTAGAAATAATTTGTTTTCCCTAATAACCCCTATGGCGCTTGAAAGAGGCGTGAAGTTTTGATCGTGCATCCAATGTAAACGCTCATGTGGTTTTATCTCTTCTTTGGTGTGATTTGCTGTTCCATAATCCTCATATATCCGACCCGTTACAGTTTCGAAAGATCCCTCATATTCTTGCCGAAACTGCTTTGCGCTAAGTCTTCTTTTCGCTTCTTCAATGACATCTATCGGTAATATTTCAGACGATTTCCAATGGAACAGCTTAAACCCGCTGACCTCCTGTTTCGCCATTTCGCATATATCATAAAAATGATTAAGGCCATCTGGTACACCAAACAACCAGCACCAGGCTCTGTAGTCCGGTCTATCCGGATGAACGGTATCAAGGGCTGGTGATATATTTAACTCCCATGCTTCAGGCTTTGTATTTGCTATTTCATCAATACCGCCACCGGTCCATGGGACACCTTCAAACCGTTCAGGCTTATCAAAACCGATTAAATGGATCTCTGAGCCATTCGGAAAATAAATAACAAGGTCAGACTCAGACGGACTTTTTGGAAATGTGGATGTAAACGCAAGCCGTTTAAGGTCTTGCCAAAATATTTTTTTTACTTGTTGATAAGTGGGCGCGCCTGCAAAAAACATTTCGTTGGGATGTTTCCATGCCTGCTTGACAATGAATCGCTTGAATCTCTCTGTCTTTCCTGAACGCCTACCAGCAGGAACAACCGGGAATCTTACGCCGTTCTTTATTGCGTTCATCAAATCAACCTGCACCGGGTGTTCAATCAGATTATACCAACGGTCCCAATTTGGCTTTAGTTTTAATTCTACGGTCATCCTGGCAACCTGTCGGCCATCTTTGAAAGAGTCTCTGCTAATGATTCAGCATGTTTTTCGCTTGTTTCAACCTTTTCTCTCCACTGTCCCGGCTTGCGGTTTTTCAGCCAAAATATTTGTGCCGTTGTGTCTGGGACAACCTTTTTTTTAATCTTTTCAATCCTTGTTACCTTACTTTCGCCACTTTCTTCTTTTTTCGCAATCATTTTGACTTCTTCATAATCGAAACCAAGAGCCCGTTTCAACAAACAATCTTCAACGAGGCTGTCCACAAAGTCTTTCGATTCCTTTAGGGATTCTAAAAACTCAGGATATTTATTTTTCCAGTTATGAATTGTGGCTACTGAAATGCCAAGTTCTTTTGACATCTGTTCGTCTGTCAAGCCAGACCTTCGCATCCATTTTGCAAGCTGAGGCGTCACCTTGGGATCATATTTTTTAGGCCGTCCCACCTTGTTCTTAGACTTTGCCTCCATCTTCGGCTCCTTGTATTATTCGCATTGTTTTACCATATCATTTTTTTAGTAAAAATCAAGACAGGTCAACAATATTAAAGCTATTGCGTCATCGGGAATCCCCACTCCCCTGAATAACGCCCCTGTTTTTACGCGAAGACAGCTTTTCAATATTCATCTGCGCGATTGCCTCCAGGCTTGCCCCGATCTGTGTAGCCAGTTCAGAAATATACCAGAGACAATCACCCAACTCCTTTGCTATGTCTTCGGCTCGTTCGTCCGTAAGAATCCCACCGTTGTCCCTCTCAAGCTTTTTAACTTTTTCAGCGACTTCGCCTGCCTCACCGTTGAGACCCAGCGCCGGATAATACAGGCTTTTACCACGGCCTGGGTATATTGCTGTCTCCAACGCTTTCGTTTGATATTCCGTAAAATTCATAGCTCCTCCTCCACCATATCCGCAGCGATCCCAGCATATCCAACCAAGTCGAGATAATTGTCCAGACTCGGCTTCTGCCCCGACATCCGTGCAACTTTGAATAACATCATCATTTCTGCTACCTCCTTGGGGCTGATGATCACTTGATCACACACAATCACGCCATTTGCCTTCAAAAACTCAGTCCAGTATTTCCCGATTAGAGCGAACGAGTCCTCAGGATTCCCATATTGATCCTGCCGTTCGCCGTTAATAATGTCCAGGGCCCTCCTCAATATCTTTCCGCGTGTATTTTCTTCCGGCTTACAGTCTCGATTGTGACTATGCCCTGCATCATTCTCTGGCGATGATTGCTCACAATTGCATTCCGTGCAATTATTAAAAACGTCTTTCAGCTCAAAGTTGCTACCAGATACGCAACCACGGCACGCGGTATCTGTCTCATCGTTATGCCAGCACAGCTTGCATATAACGAACTTATCTTTATTTTTCATATTTTTTGACTCCTTGAATTCTATCCATTTTGCCCATCCTGCGTAAATTTCGTCCTTTTCTTCCACAGCATACGGGCATGAGTATGGATGTTCGCAACCGTCTTCTACTTCGAGCCGGCATTCAAACCCTTTCCCGCATTTTTCACAAATGTATTTGATTTTCAATCTCCTTAATTTAAACGAATACCAAGACGCTTTGCCATCTCTTCTATTGTCTCATCATCTCTAAGAGCGAACTCACTACGTTTGTTGTCTCTCTTGATTTTTCTGCGCTCGTACTCAGCTTTACGTTTCGCTGCTTTACTCGGATATATTTTTTTCATTTCTTAAAAACCTCCTCCTTATGCTGTAATGCTTTTCGGTCTCTTCGTTCGTAGCAGTCCGGCCAACATAATCACAATGGAAACACTCCCACACCCAACCATTCCATTCGTTAATCACCATCGGTGTGCCGCAGTTTGGGCACTTCATATTTTTTTAACCTCTTCCTCCGTTTCTGTCCTATCAAGATGGCCACATTGACAACAAACCCATATCAACCGTGGCTCATCCACATAATCACAAAAGACACCATTTAAACGAAAACCATACAATTCGTCAATTACCATAGTTGCGCCGCATTCAGGGCATTTCATAATTCTTCCTGATTTGAAATTCTTCTTTTTTTCCCGGATTCCAGTTTGACACCGGTCGCAAATATCCGACAACGCGGCTGTAAACTTCGCAATCCTGGCCGAAATCCTGGCTCTTCCTAAAACACTCAGAACATTTGAATAGATAATCTCCGTACCGCTTCCCGACGGCGCCGTTTTTGATCTCAATGCAGGTTGCACTTGTTCGTTCCATATTCATTTGAAATTCTTTGTTGCAATCCATGCACTGGCAACCTACCCGGGCGAACTGATTGTCGCCTATTTTGTCGCTTAGTTCTTGCATTATATCTCCTTTTCACAATTCACACATCGCATATTCAAGCAAACAACAAGCATCAGCCTCATTATTATCCGCTGGGGAATAACCCATTCTT